TTTAACTGATATTGGAAGAAAGTTAAAAATGCACCATTCCAGTATTATGCACCTTGTAAACAATTTTCAACCATAAAAACAAAACAATGACAACACCAACAAATCAAAATGCAGAAGTATTAAATTTACTTCTAACCGAAAAGCAAACATCATTAAAGCTAGTGATGAACGGTATCTTAAATCCAACTGCAAGGATAACAAACCTTCGAGCAATGGGAGTAAATGTACTTTGTGAATTTATTTCACATACCAATAAGTTTGGTAGGGCTATTAGGTACGGCGAATTTTCAGTATTGAATAAAAAAGATTCAAGGAGAATTTACAAAGAAATTAATTAATTAACTAGGGGGAAGGTTAATTGCTTTCCCCCTTAAATTTACATCATGATAAATATCAATTCAAATATATTCGATTTAAAAGTAAATAATTCAGCTAAACTATTTTATGTATATCTTCAGCATACAAAAGCGCTAGAAAAATCAAACGCACATTATGCAGATTGCTTCGAAGTAAGTACAATGACAATTACTAACTGGCTTAAAGAACTGACAGACAAGAAGTTAATTAACATTACCTACAATTTAAATAAACGTAAAATAAAAATCAATGAATAAAAGTTATTATTTTTCACATGATTATAATTCGGCAAACGATGTAAAGATTCTATTTTTACGCCAGCAATTAGGAATGGAAGGTTACGGCATTTATTGGTTTTTAGTTGAAAATCTTGCACAAGCTGGGGGAGTTTTACCCATGAATATTACACCAGTTTTGGCGATGCAGATGCAGACAAACGAGGTAAAAGTTAAGGCAGTAATTGAGGAATTTAATTTGTTTACAATTGCAGAAAATGGATTCTTTTCTAAAAGATTAAATGACCATTTAGGATTGAGAAAGAAATTAAGCGACAAGGGTAAAATAGGAGCAGCTTTACGTTGGAAAAATGGGGGGGCTATTGGGGTGGCTAATGGGGAGGCTTATGCAAAGAAAGAAAGTAAAGAAATAAATAATAGGGATTTTTTAACAAAAATAGTTCTTTAATACATTCTCAATCCTTAAATGAGTATTAATATCATTTAAAAGCATTTTAAGGTATCAAGGATTGATTTTAAATTACTTTTGATAGAATCTATCAATAACCAATTAAATAACCAAAAAACAGGCTTAAAATGGCTAAAACAATAAAAGCACCACCAAGCAATAAAGATGTAGAGGATAGGATACTAGGAGTATTATTAATCGAACAAAATTCAGTACATACATACATCGCTAAAATTACATCCGAATTTTTCTACCAAACTAAAAACCAATTAATATTTAAAGCTATTCAATCGCTTTACGATAAAATGAGTGCTATTGATATAGTAACTGTATGCCAATACTTGACAACTAACGAGCAAATTGAAACAGTTGGAGGCGCTTATGAAATAGTAAAACTTACAAATAATGTTACTGGAAGTAGTTCAATGAATGATTGGATATTAATCCTTCAACAAAACTACCTGCAAAGAAAAGGAATAGTAATAGGTCAGGAACTTGTTAACGATTCTTATCAGGGAGAAATTGAAAACCATTTAAACAATGCTAGTAATAAGATTTTAAACGCACAGGAAAGCATATACAAGAATAGTGAAAAGGGGATGGCGCATTACATCATGAGTTTGGCAAAGGAAAGGGATGCAGTACTAGAAAATGGGCAGATAGGAATTAATACAGGCTGGGAAAGTTTAAACAAATATATTAGTGGCTGGGTTAATCCGGATTTAATTATACTGGCAGCAAGACCAGCACAGGGCAAAACTGCTTTTATGCTGAATGCAATACTAAACGTTTTAAGACAAGATAAGCCGGTAGGAATATTTAGCCTAGAGATGTCAGGCGAGCAACTAGTTAACCGATTAATTAGCCTTGATAGTGGTATAGCGCATCATTATTTAAGAACTAATAACCTTACAGAAGCACAAAAGTTTATGTTGATGGCGAGTGAGGAAAGATTGCAAAAAGCAAAATTATACATTGATGATACACCAAGTTTAAATATCAGAGACTTACGAAGCAAAAGCGCAATCCTAAAAAGAAAATATAACATTGAATTTCTTTGTATTGATTACCTACAACTAATGTCGGGAGTAGATAGGAAGGGAAATAGGGAAAGCGAGATTGCAGAAATAAGTCGGGGATGTAAGATTATAGCAAAGGAATTAAATATACCAGTAATGGCATTATCACAATTAAGCAGAGCAGTTGAAAGCAGAGCGGATAAGATGCCACAATTAAGCGACCTTCGAGAATCCGGAGGAATTGAACAGGATGCAGATTCAGTTATCTTTTTAATGCGACCTGAAACCTACGGGATAAAAGAAATAGAAGTTGATGGAATGACGCATAGCGCAGAGGGTAAATGTATTGTTAAGTTAGCAAAGAATAGACACGGTAATTTAAAAAATATTCCTTTTCAGTTTATAGGCGAACGGATGGAATTTAAAGAAATGAAAATATGAGAAATTTAACATTAACAACCGACCAACAAAAGTACATCCAAATTAATTATAAACTAAAAAAGCAAAAAGATTTAGCGGATGAACTTGGAATAACTTTAGGAGTATTAAAAGACAATGCAAGATTAATGAACTTATGTACTGAAAGACCAAAAAGAATTAAAGATTGGAATGAACATTATATCCAGTTATCAGTTTATGTAAAAAGAAAACATTACAAAGATGCAGAAACAGAATTTAATCAACTTGTAAAAAAATATAGATGATACCAAAATTAAAAGCAGAAGAACTATTTGATAAAATGTTATACAATGATGGAGATAAATACCACCATTGCAGTCATTATGTAGGCAAAAATTGTGCATTAATAGCAGTAGATGAGATTATAAAAGAAATTAATGATAATTATGATACATTACATTCGGCAGATAGAAAACAATATTGGAAAGGAATTAAAAAAGAAATAAAAAACTTATGAAAAGATTTATAAGTTTTAGCGGTGGAGTAGAAAGTACAACTATGTGTATTTTATATGGCAAAGGTGCGACTGCTATTTGGTGCGATACTGGTGCAGAGCATAATGAAATGTATGAAAGAATTAATTATGTAGAAGATAAATTAAAAGAATTACATAAAGGAGATTTTGATTTAGTAAAAGTTAGCAATGAAAAGCATATAGGGTTAGAACATTATGCTAAAAAGCAAAAGTATATGCCTTCGGGTCAAGCAAGGTATTGTACAAGACTTTTTAAAATTGAACCAATAGATAATTTTTTACATAATCAAGGTGAATGTGAATTAATGATTGGATTTAATGCAGATGAAGAAGGTAGGACTGGTAATTTAGAATTAAAATCAAATGTAAAATATACTTACCCATTAATTGAAAACGGATTAAATAGAGATGACTGCGAAGATATTTTAAAATTAAATAACCTTCATCCTAACTTCCCTGTGTATATGTTAAGAGGTGGCTGTAGAATGTGTTTTTTTAAATCAGAAAAGGAGTACAGGGCAATGTATCATTTAAATAGAAAGGAATTTGATGAAATGGTTGACTTTGAGGAAGGCATGCAAGATAAAAGACTGAAGTATTATGCTATAATGGGCAATGGTAAAAGTCTGCGCCAGTTAGGTATTGAATGCCAACAAGAGAAATTAATGTTTAATGAAATAGAAACACTTTATAAATCTTTAAAAAAGGAAACATCTTGCGGTGCTTTCTGCCATAGATAACTTATGAAAGCAATATTAGAATTTAACCTTCCTGAAGATAATCAGGAATTTGAACTGGCATCCAAAGCATTAAAGATGTTTGGCACTTTGTGGGATTTTGATGTTTGGTTACGTACCGAAATTAAATACAATAACCAAGAACAGTATGAACCTGTAAGGGAGAAGCTGCGAGAATTGATGAATGATAATAGAATTGATTTCGATATGTGTGAATAATTTATAAACGTAAATAATTTAAAAACAAACTTATGGAAGAAAGAAAAGATTATAATTCAATACCAATTACGGCAGTAGAATGGTTAATTGAACAAATTGATGACCAAGATAATGGAGATATACCAATGTGGATTTATGATTATTGTGAAAAAGCTAAACAAATGGAGAAAGAGCAGATAATGGATGCTTTCTTAAATGGTAAAGTAAATCACAGTAAACTTTGGTCAGAAGAATACTACAATCAAACTTATCAGCCAAAGTCGGAAGTAAAATAGTGCCAAATTAAGAAGTTATACTGCGCATATTGTAACATATTTAAACATTATTTGTTACTAGGTGATAAAAAAGTAAACTTATTGCATGAATTTGTCTAATATTTCATGCATAAAGTACCATATAAAGCACTAATGATTGATATATGCGACATTTAAGACACATTTAATTTGACACATATTTGAAAACATAAGTCAGGAATGCCATTATTTGAATTAGGTGCAAAGAAATATAAATAGGCGCAGATTAATAAATTTTAAGCAAAAGCATATAACAGCCGCAAATCTGCGTGGAATAGAATGATTATTCAACGCAAACATAAATTATAAACTTAAACAAAAAAGGAGGGGGAAACTATGATATCAAAAGCAGTTTAAAAATTAACCAGTAGAGAGGATGATGATTAAATTGCTTTTGATAACTTTATTTAATTTGTTAATAACTTTATTTTAATTTTATGAAATGTTAGAAAAAGACTTACACCGATTAGTTTGCGACTACATACGAAAAATGTACCCATATGTTATATTCAGAACTGATTTTAGTTCAGGAATGAGAATGAGCATAGGCATGGCAAAGCGCCACAAAGCACTCCAGTATTCAAATGCTTATCCTGATTTATTTATAGCTGAACCTAAAGGAAACTATGCCGGACTATTTATTGAATTAAAAACAATTAATAACGTAGTATTTAAAAAAGATGGTTCAA